TGTGCCTTTGTGTCGTGTTTTGTTGCCTGTGCTAATTCATATGCCTTCATTCCCCCACGTGCATTCATAAGATGTTCATAAATTGGTGTAGGATATGCACCAGGGGCGCTAGGCTGAGCCACAACGTCCACAGTGATTATTTCGAAGTCGGCAACGCTACCGCTGCCGTCTACTTCGCCACTACCTCTCGATGAAACACCAAGTTTAACGCCGTTTTCCAACATTGTTTTAACTAGCTGCCCCATCGGAGTTGGTAGTATTTTTAATTTACCATAACCGTTAGCGTCTTCCATCCACATTTCTGAAATCATGTGAGACACGCGGTCTAAGTTAATATTAAGTCCTTCTGGATGATCTACTTCGCCGAGAACACTGTACCCGCCAGTGATTTGTTCATTGAGAGTTTTGACAGCCCTGCCAATTTCATTCACAGGATATACACGCTGGTTCGCATTGCGTACACCACCTTGAATACAAATGCCCTTCATATAAAGGTCTTTGCCTTCGTTAGCAGACTCAACGACCAATCTTGCTTGGTCAAACGTCAAATGCTCTCGTAAGTTTAACATTCAGTCTTCCTTATTTGCCGATTACTGGTTTTGAATCGGTGCTTCCTTCACCTGCGCCTTTTTTCTCAGCGCCGTGACCTTTTGGCTGAGCTTTCATTGATTTGCTCGCCTTTCCACCTGGAACATTTACGTTACCTAGTGAATCTTCTTTTGCGTTTTGGCCTTGTACAGCAGCACCTTGTAGGTTGCCTTTGTTAGCTTCTACGCCTTTTTCATCTTTACTTTGGTTAAGATTTGACGCTGTGCCGCCCATGTTGTTTTTACCTGCAACAGCTGACTTATTGTTTACACCGTTGTCACCCATTTTTGCAGTTACTTTTTCAACATACTCACGCATTGTTTCTGTTTCTGACTTGTCTTCATCAGCAGCTTCTTCAACTTCGTCTTCATCATCATCTTCATCAGTTGATTCAAACTCATATGATTCTTCTTCTGCATCATCTGCTTCGTCGTCCATGCCCATGTCGTCCATGCCCATGTCGTCCATGTCATCTTCGCCTGCGTCATCACCTGACATCATTGCTTCAAATTCTGCTTTTAGTTCGTCTAGGGCATCTTCTAAGTCAACTACGCGATCTTCAATTTCGCCTTCGTCTTCATCATCGTCCATAGCGTCCATGTCAACATCCATTGCCATGTCGTCTTCAGCATCGCCGCCCATCATTGGATCTGCGTCATCGTCGCCTTCAACTTCGAACTCGTCTAGATCAAAATTTTCGTCTAGCTCTTCGTCATCTGCTTCGTCTAGATCTTCATCATCAGACTCTTCTACTTCTTCGTCAGTAGTTTCTTCTAGATCATCTTCTTCGTCTTCAAGAAGTGATTCATAAATATCTCTTGATTTTTCTACCACAATCTCGTGGAATAATGCTTCTGCACCTTCTTTGTCTTCATTGACAAGACGCTCTAGCATTTCTTCAAATTTCTTTAAATCTGCCATTTTTATCTCCTATTAAATGTTTACCTATGGTAAGGCTGTCATTTGTATTTACATTTTATACAGAAATGTACGTAGATATAGGCTCAAAACGGCCCGTTTTAGAAATATCAAGGAAAATAGAACATTTCCTTGAAGTCTTTAACAGTTATATGTTTCAAATTACTATACCTATTTAGTTCATTGGGCACAAAGTAATCAGGTAATATTACTCTATAAAACACTGTACTTGGATTTTGTTTAAGAATAGTACAAGTCTGCTTAACCCAGTTTCCGTAGTATGTAGCACTATCCGTTGTACGTTTGTAATTTGGGGTGCCTGCATACACATTATTTACTATCTTTTGTTTTCCGTTGTCGATTCCAGTATAATCAAATCCTAATATAAAGATTTTTTTAAATCTAGGAGTATGCTGTGTGGCAAAATCAAGAGCAGTTGGACCGCTACTCCATCCTTTACTAGGTTGAAAATAATTAAATCCGGTATAATTTCTATATGCTTTATTAGAGTTTGTCCATACTTGATGATTATTTTGCCAACCTGTTTGATTAATCTCATTAATCATCTTAACATCGACTGCAATTAAATAATCTGGCTCAAATTCTCTATACATTGCATTACAAGCATATACTTTTCCGTACTGTTTAATATGATTTAAATCAATACCTTTTCTAGAAGTGCCATTACCAATTACAAATCCATATTCGTTATATGTATGATCAGTAAGTTTCTGTTGTTCGTGAGAAATTGCTGTAGTAGTTTCGGCTTTAATCTGCTCTATAGCTTTTTGCCGTCTACGTTCTTCTAATAATTTTTTTATTTGTGGTTTTGTATATAGAGACTTATCTATTTTTGTCATTTACACCACGCCGGCTTCAGCTTGTGCTGCAATACCATACATTTGTCTAACGAAATTTAATTCTTCAACTTTTTCTCTAGTATGCGTTTCAGCTGCTTTGCGGGCGCGATTAATTTGCTTTAAGGTTAGTCTAGTTTTACGAGTGTCATTTAGGTCTACAATAGAATCATCATACGCAGGGTCATACCTATCGTCTTCACTTGCTAAAAGCGTTTCTTTGTCGTAATAAAAAAATTCTCGTAATAACATATTGTATTTATACCTTAGATAGTCTGTTCTGTCGGTGCTGCGCCTGCCGGTGCTGCTGTTCCAGCAGTAACAGTGTCTGGAGGTGTTGCATCCCCGCCATCTTCTCCGCCTTCTGCGGGTAATTCATCTTCAGCGGCGCCTAAGTCTGCACTCATACCAGCTGAACTAATTCCTGCTCCGCGCATTTCTGCTGCTGCATCTGCTGGAATTGGACTTAGCATTTCGTCATTTTCTTCTCGCCATAATCTTTCGTTCTCAGCAATCTCTTCAGCACTCATTCCTAAGAAGCGAGACATTGCAAAACGGTTTGAAATATACGGAATAGCACTCATTTGTGTATATGTTGGTACACGAGCATTGTCTAATTCAGATTGTCTATATGCAGCAAAGTTTTGCGGTGCTTCAAACTCTAAATCAAACATATTAGTATCAATGTTTACACCTTGCTCTAATAAGTATCTTTTAAATTCTTGATTTAACGGCTCAATTACTAATCCTTGTAGACGTTCGCAGTATGTGTTAAATCTTAGTTCTTGAATGTAAGCAGTTCCAACTCGTCCATCGTTGTAAGAGCTTGCTCCATCATCAGCGCCCGTAGGCAAATAGCTGGAAGGAATTCGTAAGCCGCGTACGAGCTTATTAGTAAAATATCTAAGGTCATCAATTTCGCCTAAGTTAGTGCCGCCCGGTAGTGTTTCAACCTTTGAACCACGACCTTCAGCTGTTTGTGGGAAGAAATAATCTTCATTAATGCTTAATGGATTATAACTACTGTCTACAACGTTGTTGCCGCCGCCAGTAGCACTAGGAATACGTCTTTGGTGTATTTCTGTTTTAACACGCTCAACAAATTGCATAGCAAGGTGACTTGGCATGTTACCTACATCTACGTAAAACACTCTGCGCTCAGGTGCACGTTGTACTCGATAGATAATAATAGCATCTTCTAGCAATTCTTTTTGCTTGTATACTTTAAATACTGTTTCTAGTAGACTATTGCCGAATGGAAAGTTGTTATCTAAGCCTTCGCTTAAACTTAAATGCACCATATGCTTTGCATCAACTGCAACTTCGCCTTCTTCTAAGTTAAATCGACTTGCATTTTGCCCAGGGTTTGGTGTTCCTACCATTCCCCTAACGCCGCCGGCAATGTAGCCATCGCCGCCGCCTTGAATATTTCCGTTCGTTGCATGTGGTGTTGTTGCAACTAAGTGTGTAAAGTTAAACGCAACATCACGAACAATGTATTGCTCTGGAATTTTGCCTTCGCTTTCGTTTACAATAATACGTTTAACTTTTGTAGGATCAACATGAAACATTTTCTTTGTTTCTGGATCTCTAATAAAAAATTGATCACCGTATTTAAAAATGTTACGCAAAATACGAAACATTCTAGTATCAAACTGATTTAACTTACACCATTGTTTTAAGTATTGTCCTAAAATTGTAACTTCGGTGTTAGTTGCTTTTTTATTAAAGTTAAATTTAAAATTAGTTTGATTAGTGTCGTTACGCTGTGTGCAAAATTCTGCAAGAATGTCCATAGCAGCATTTACTTCACTATCCAAATCCATTACATTATAATGCCCGTAACGTTCAACACGGTTTGGACTACCTACATAAATGTCAGGTAAGTATGAATTATAGTTAGATCTTGCAGGTCCAGGCTGCGCACCATTTCTAGGACCACTAAATGGACTATAATTTCCATTTACGTTATCTCCAGTTTTTACAGGTGTAAAATATTTTTTCCAGCTCATTAACCTATTCCTTTAAACAAATCACCAGACAATCCGCCAATTGATTTTAGTTGCTTTGATGCAATTCTTGAGCTTGCTGCTAGTAATCCGGTTTGCTCTTGTAGATTAGTATTTAACATATCTGCAACTTCTTTAAAGCCATCCTGGCCTCCAACGTTAGCTAACGCTGTTTTCAGTTCACTAGGAATACTGCCTAGTACTTGTTCCATAGAACTTATTGCTTTCATAAGTTCTATATTTCCGCCACCTTCTGGTGCTGACATATTTTTTAACTCTGACGAAATATTAGAAAATGCGCCACTTGCTAATTCAGCACCTTGTGACTTAGCATTGTTTATTTGCCCCGACACGCCTTGTGCCATATTAGCAAGTTGCTTTTCATTAAGTACTGCTTCGTTACCGTGTAGCATAGCAAGCGTACCTTTACCAAAATCTCCCATTAGAGAACCTAATGATCCTAGTGTTCCGCCTGCAAATCCTTGCACATCAACATTATTTGCTTTAAGTGTTACATTATCTAAATTCTGTAATCCTTCTTGAACAGTTCTGCTAATGTCCATAGTCTTTGTCATGTCAAGAAACGCATCTACGTTTGCAGAATCTATTCCAGCACTTTGTCCTACTTGACTAACATAATCTTTTGTTTTTTCAACGTTTCCTGATTCAATCATTGCTTTAATCTGTTGTTCTACAGATTTACCGTTTGCTTCAGCTAGGCCTGTAACAGCAGTTGCAAATTCATCACTGAATCTTGAATTCATAGTTGCTGCAATTATTTGTGCAACACGTTTTTGTTCT